GATGCGTACACCGGCCGCAGCGCGGCGGCCCTGCAGGATGCTCATGCGGCCGTCCTTGAGCTGCCCGCGCTTACCCAGCTGCTGCGCCACGCGTCCGGACAGCGTGCTGGGGCGCAGGCCCAACCACTTGGGGCGGCCCTCACGGGCAAAGTTTTCTTCTACAGCGTCCAGCATGGTGCCGGCATGCCGGCGCATGAGCACGGGATGGCCGCTGCGCGTCTGCTGCAAGCGACGCACAGCCGCTTCCATCGACGGCATATTGATCTCGATCCTGATCATCGCGACTTCCTTCTATAGAGCAAAAATCCAGCGCGCAGCTTTTCCACAACGCTCTGCCGATCCTGCGGCCCAGCCACCATGGTCGTTTTACCGCTCCAGCCATCACTCCCCACCCCGACAACCGACACGCCGGTCTCGGTGTCGGCAGCGCCCTCTATCGCAACAGATTGCAAATACCGCCGTTTGAGTACCCAACTCCCCGGCACCAGTGCGGACTCCTCCCAGTGCAACCAGATTTCATCGGGCGTACGGATCGCATCGGCTAGCAGGCGCGCATAAGGTGCTTGTTCCCTGGTAAAGCCCTGCAAGGCTCTTGTCGGACCGTTAAACAGGTTGGGGTTAATCGGTAGCGACTCCCCCATGACGTCCTGAAATACGACAGGTGATGCCGGTGTAACGCCAAATTCGTGCATGAAGGCATTGGTATACAGTGATGCCGGCTGATCTGCTGGCAGGATGCGACTAAGTGACACCTTGGTCGGCGGCATCAGCTCAGGTAAGGCAATACCCGGATGCATCGTTGCTGGTAAGGTGTCCAATGGCGGCGGTGTAAACGGCTTCGTCCAGCTTTGACCGGCGTTGTAACTAAATCCGGGGTCAGGCGTAATCAGTTTCTTTGAGACCGGGTCACGATAACCGACAACCTCGACGGTGTCCTTGCTATGGCGAGAATATGGCACCTGCACCGTTTCCATATGGCTGGCACCGCTTGACACCGACAATCCACGGCCATCAACATCGCTTTGCGACAACGTCCTGAACCGGCATTTGCAGCCGTAACCGTTGGTCGGACAGAGCGAATCCCATAGCGGATCATCATAATGAAAGACGCGCTGATCGAGTAACTGGTGCATGGGCCGACGATGGCCGCCATGCAGAGCAACATACTGGAAGTACGGACGGTCATCGACATTTTGCATCGCCTCCGTCCAACGCCCAGCCATATAGCTGCTCTGCACGTTCGTATCAAAAATTGTCTGTAACCGGCGTGGCGTTAAACCTTTGCCATGGACTTCACCAGTAGCCTTATCGGTTTGCGACTTCGCACCCCACCAGCCCTTTCTTTCCAGAATCGGCTGCAAGTCGGCGCGAAACTGCGCAAAGGTATTGCCATCTTTTAACGCCTTTGACAGCTCGCCGCGAATGTCCTGTAGTACGTCGACCTTTGTCACACCGGCCACCGTAAACGCCTTGGCGTTGGCCTCTTGCCAGTTCTGACGCCAGTTCCAGGTAATCGCGTGTCCCTTGCTCTCGAAATACTTAACGGCGGCAGCCGGCTCCAGGCCCAGGGCATAAGATAGGTCAATCGTCATCGTCGACCTCTCATGTGCCGGCGGCGTCGGCTTTCGCAGACAATCTACCCCAGAGGTCGCTCACAAAGAAAGCCCGCGCCAGCACCGCCTCCAATTGCGCGCTGTCCATCGCTGGAAACGCCTCCAGCAATGCATCCATTGCCTCATCTGGCGACGCGGATTGCGCAATCGCCCGCAGCGCCGGTTTTATCAATGTTTGCAACGCCTGCCCGGCAGAGCCAGGTAACGCCGCCAGTGCGGCATCAAGCGTGGCCTGGTCAGCGAAAAGGCTGCCTTCGGCGAAGGCGGCTGTGGTTGGAACGATGCTACCGGGTGCGCGTTTCTTCCAGCCATCGCCGTAGACGGTCCGAACATATTCTTCGCTCGGCTCAAAGCCCATATCAAAAACCAACTTATCGGTTTCAGCTTGGACCTTTAAATCCTCTTCCGGCTTGACCTCCCGATAGACCCTCGGCACGCCGGCACCAGGGCAGTTGTATTCGGTCAGCCATTTAACGACCGTCTCCTGCAACGTATCGGTCAACAGGTTGGCGTCGGCCTGCACCAGCTCCAGGCGCACTTCGTTATGGGTCTTGGCCGCCGCATAGCTACCGCCACCTTTCATCGTCGTCGACAAGGTTTCGCCTAGCGTGGCTTTGCTGATCTCGTCGTCCATGTAGCGACACAGCTTCTCGAAAGTATCGATCGAACCGCTGCGTGCCGCCTCCAGCAAACTGACCGACATCGTATCCGGAATGGCAATGCCGGAATCCTGGGCAATCGACTGCAGCGCATCGAGCAGCTTGCCCTGGTCGGCGTCACTGGTGCCAGTGGGATATTTACCGACCGCTGTGGGAGAACCGAATTTATCGCAGAAGATCAGCCAGAACTGAATCCCTTGCCGTTTAAAGAACACTGGCCAGAACAGGCGTGTACCCAAACCGAGTCCGTAAGGGTTGCCGATCTTGGAACCGAAGCGATGCACCACGAATTTACGCTCCGGCAACTCCTCGCCGGTCAGCATATTGGCTGTTGTCAGCATGCGCAGCTGAGAATCGGTGTTAAACACAAAGCGCTTTTGTTCACGCGCCACCACGTCACTGACGCGGATCTCGCTGCCATTGACCTCATATAGGATCTCGCCGACAGCATAACCTTTCAGCAGGGCATCCTGGAGATCGAGGCAGATCCGATCAAAGGCAATATTTTCCAGATTGGCCCGCACCAGATCCGCTGCCTTTTGATCCAGGGCCGAACCGCTGGCCGGGTCGACGAACCAGGGGCGGGCAACTACCGCCATTTTTCTCTTTTGCAATACGCTGTAGGCGTGACAGTCACGCTCGATCTCATCATAAATCGCCAGGCCAGATGCACCGCCACGTGTGGCCAAGGTGCTGTCGACCGGACGCATGAGGTTCTGGAAATAGCTGACGAATGGATCGCGTAGTACATGCGCGACCTGGGCTGTGATCGGCGCTGGGATTTTTGGGTCTTGCTGTGTCATGAGTAACTCACATTCCATAGTCGTTAAAGCTGCGACCTGTGGCGCGCCGGCCTGCCGATGAAATTGCCATCGAGCTGGCCCCGCGGGTGAGCGCGATATACCAGAGTAGGTGCAGCGCAGTCAAACCATCATAGTGATGATGAGATTGCACTTCCGGCCAACTGTCGAGTTCGGCCAGCAGCTGCGTCAAGGTGGCATGCAACAAAATACTGGGCGCGGCGCGGTCGGTAATATAGGGCTCCAGCGAATCGATCCGAACCTCAGCGGGCACTGTCGCCGTTACACCGACCAAGGGCAGCGGCACTTGCTGCTGCAAGCCTGCCTGCATAAAGGTGAGCCGCGAATGCTCATAGGCGTTATTGTTCTCGAAGGCGATGGCACGACAGCGATATTCGCGCTGCATGGTAATCAGATCGGCTTCCAGTTTGGAAGGCACGCGTCGTTTGATGGCGGCAGAAATAACGTGCAATTTCTTGGTCAATGGGTCCAGGCCGCCGACCAGGATGGCCGAAGGATCGGACTTTTCTCCTTTACCCATGGAGGGGTCGCATGCACCGAACATGATCCACGCCGGCAGACGCTGCACCCAGAAGGTAATGTTGGTAAACACTTTGTCTTCATCGGCGCGGGCGTCGCCCTGCATTTCGGTGCCGAACGCCTTGAGAGCCGTGGCGCGCTGTTTCATCAGCCAGAACAGCGAGCGCACTGATGGCCAGGAAGTGACCGCACCAACATCCATCGCAGCCCGATTGGCCAGGTAGAACAGATAAGAGGGCAACTGGTCATCTGGCAATACCCGACCGAGAGCAACCGCCTCTTCGCTGGCCGGCTTGTCGGCATTTAACATCAACGCCTCGCATTCGGCCCATAAGTCCATGTTGGCAGGCAGATCGACGATAGCCCTAAAATGGTGGACCATATGGCCGATGGTGGTCTTGGCGCGTGAAATCGGGTCATCCTTGTTCAGGATGGTGCCAACGCCCGCATATTTAACGGAGCCGTCCGGCGGTCCCAGGTAATCGATTGCCTTGGTCAGCCAGTTCCAGCGGTTCTCGCGTTCGGTGGGACTCTTTGCTTCGGCGTCGGTAATCAGATCGTCGCCTAGCAACAGCTTAGGACGGCTGGCTCCGTGGAAGGTGCCGCGAATGGCTTGCTCCGCACCAAAGGGTTCTACCTTGACGCCGGTTTTAGTGACGAATTCTCCGACTTTCCACATCGCCCCCTTGCCGCACACCTCCGGAAAATCCAGAGACAGGGCTGCATTGACGGTCAATTCCGTTTTAACGACTTCCAGCAGCTTGGTCGGCAACCGGGTCTCAGCGCCCAGTAAGATAATGTAGTCAATAAAAGGTGGCGGGTTCCCGTGAAAGCTCACCTCGGCCCGGATGTCGGGACGCTGCAGCAGCGCTTGCACTGCCACCCAGACCGGTCCGATCTTGGTCAGCAGCGACGACTTGGCCTCTCCGCGTGGCGCGATCCACCATTCCTTGACGCCACCAGACTGACGGAGCAACTGTGGAAAGCGGGTACAGAACTGTTCCTGGAACAGGGAGGACGTGCCTCGAATATGGTGCGGAAAGTAGGTATACGCAAAAAAAGTAAAATCACCGTCCAGCACGCGCTTGCGCCGTGCACGGACGGCCGCCGGTGAGGCATCAAGGCCAACATGATGCGCCTCAATATCGCGCCGCAAGGTGGCGGCAAGTTCGGCCAGCTCGCGCTTAAATTCCGCATTGGTAAGCAGTTCGTCGCCGATCATTTCGCACTCGCCAGCAACTTCGGTAGTCTCTCGCCGAATGGTTCAAGGATTTCCACCAATATAGAACCATGTTGCGGAAAACGCTCCTGGACAAACTCGGCCATGCCGCGAATAACCAGCATGGCAATGGCCAGATTGTTCGTCTCCGGCAGAAAACGGCGCATGGCCGACATGCTCTTATGGATGTTGTCCATCAGGCTCGACAGCAAAGATACACGGACCTCCGTCTTCATTTGTGGGTCGGCCTTGACCTGCTCCAGGGCTGCGTTAAACTGGATCAGCATCTCAATGAGAATCTTTTGTGAGAGCTGCTCGATGTCTCCGCCGGCCAGAACCGTGGCGCTACGGATCTGATCCCAGTCGTCACCTTCGGCCAGCGCTTTGACTTTCCAGCGCTTAGCAGTCGTATAGGCGACATTGGCCTGCTTGGCCGCTTGCTCTAAGGACAGGCGATCAGACACATAATGCTTGCGGACTTTCGTACGTACGCCTGCTGGTTTCGCCATTCACATTCCGATCTTGCGTTTGAGCCATTCGATGATGACGGCGGTGCCAATACCGGCACCAAGGCCGCCGATCATGCCGGCCTTGGCCGAACCATGCTCCAGCGCCCGAATGCGCTTTTCGTGATCGTCCATCGTCTCACCTATCTGTTGCGGATTCGAAATCTCCAGGGCACGAATCCGGCCTTCGTGCGCATCAGCGCGATCCGATAGCTTCTTGTCGAGGTTGGCCAGCGCACCTTCCTGCCGCAAGCTCGATTCGACCTGGGCATCCAGTTTCCCCTCCATGCGCCCGAGTATCAACGCCAACTGCTCATTGCTAATTTCCATGATTTACTTCGCCCATTGCTTATTGTTTAACGGCATCGGTGACCCAATTTCCCAGATCGATCAGGCGACCGGCACATGTGCCGTACAGGTCGTACAACCTTTTTAACGCGATGGCAACCGCGCCGTCGCTGTTATCGGTCGGCGCTATCGGCTGCGGCTTGCGCTGCACGATCACGGACGGCGGCAAGTTATTGCATGAGGCCATCATCAAAACGGTAATCAACGCGATTGCCAATCGTCTTTGCGAGTGCATCTTGTAAGTCCTTTATGGTGAACATATTAATTTTGGGGTGGGCGGCGACAATGGCACGCATCGCCTTGCTGGCGGTGACAGCGTCGGCTGCCAGGGTTTTACTGCTATCGATAATGTCTGTTAGCTGCGTGATGGTCTGGCTATTGGCATTGGCCGCATCGTGGTCTTTCTGGACCGATTCGCCATAGAAGAACGCGCCGCTGGCCAATGCCATGGACCAGAGCAAGATGCCGACAATGACGCTAGGGCTGGTCGCGTCGGCAACCAGAGATGAGAAAGAAAGTTTCATGACGCACACGGTACGCGCGCGTGCAAGGGGATTTAAGACTGAACCAGTTCGGCGGGAATAGAAAAAGCGGCCATAGGCCGCTTTGGATGCTGGGAATGAATAAACCTACAGGTCGAGAGCAAAAGTTTGCATGCCTTTGTTTTCATCGAACCATATTTGCTTCTGCTGCTTATCGCCTGGAAGACCAATAATATTTGGTTTTAATTTTCCATGTTTTGCATCCTGCAGCGCAAGATATCCAATACTGTTTGGTACAGGCCTTACTCTTTCCGTCTTAAAACACTTACCATTAATAAACATCATGACTTTGATAAAGTCACATTGCGTCGCGCATTCAAAAACGGTGTAGACAGTGTTTTCTTCCGAGAAAATCTGATATTTCCCATCACGCATACCAGCGTAACGCAACATGACAAGGGGCGAGGTGACTTGCCCGAGATCCTTTTCAACAGCAGTGAGGAGACGGTCGTACCCATATTCATAACCGTCTGCCATCGCATAAAAATGATCTTTTTCCACTCCAATTCGGCGTATTACTTCGCTGCCAGTGAATCCGGTTACGAGAAATAGGCATAACGGCACCAAGATTATTTTTTTCTTCATCAACCACCTTTTAAAACAAGCTCTTCTGGAATGGGCGAACAGTATTTAATTGTGCGAATTCATCGAGCGGTACAGGCTTTTTTAAGATCTTCCATATCGCTCTATCAGTCAGTGAATGCCTGAGCGCCAACTCACGCGCTGTAGCACCGGCGTTATATTCTGACACAATTTGAAGCCAACGCTCCCTTATCATCATGTCATGACACCGAGGAATACGCAAACGGTCGCCACCCCATCGTCCCACCAGCTTGGCCGTCGCCTCTGCACCGATCAACTCGATCAATTGCTGATGGCGCACTTTGCCAATGACTGTTTTTCCTTTCGGAATATCGAGCGACACGCCCGGAAAGCGCCGCACTAACAACATCGCCTCTTTAAAACCGATCAGGGTGATCAGTTCCTTGACGGATTTTGGTAAGGTGTCGAAACTGGACATATTATTTCTGACGGCCTGAGTCAATGGCCAGCGCGGCCACTAGTTTGCGCAGCTGTTCCGGTGTACAAAACGCCAGGCAATCGACCTTGCAAATCCGCTTTACCATGCCAGGTTCAATATAGCTGCGGTCACGCCCGTGTGCCAACAGCAGGGCATCAATTTTTGATAGTAGCGCTGTACGCGAGGATGCCGCACTCATAGAACCCTTAGCGGCTTTCTTGGCGCGGCCATGTGAGACGAAGCCCAGCTTGGCGAAATGGTCGAGCAAGCGCGCGCGACCGGCATCGTTCAGATCAGCAGCAGAGGCAACGTTAAACTGCGCCTTCAACAAACCACGATAGGTGTCTTCGGCCATGCCGACTTGCGCTTTAGCGATGTGAATAGCAGCCAGTTGCATTTTTCGCAGGGCTGGGCTGGCGGCGCGGGTAAAGGTTTTCATATTACGTCCCCAGCAAGCCGACAGGCGCACCGCCACCTACGCCACGATGCAGTTGCGCGGTCTGCCCCTCGACGTAGCCATTGACCCGGTGCGCCATGTTGGCGACGCCCTGGCCTATGTCACGCTGCCGAGGTTGCAGGCTGGTGGTTTGGGCGTAGTGAATGGCTTTGTAGGCAGCAATAGCCGCCGCCTCTTCGGTACTCGGATAGACGCGGCTGACCAGATTGCGCACGGCGCTTACCCAGCCTTCGCAGAATTGATCGGCCGCCGCCGTTTTGTTCTTGCGGTAACGTCGTAACGCGGTCTTTATATATTCAGCGCGTGCCTTGATCAGTTGACGCCGTAGGACGGTAAAGGCATAAGTTGCCGCTTCCGGCATCGGAGCGATACCGATAAAGCTGTAGCCGCCATCGATGTCACTACCGCTCTTGTTCAATTGCCGCGAAAACATGATGTCGCAATAGAACGCGCCGGACACCATGCTGGCCAGCACCACCTCATAACGCGGCGGCGTCCGCGTAGCGCAACTCTTTGCCCATTCTTCAGCCGCGCCTGCTGCCAGTAGTTCAGGATGGTCGACGCCAAACTGCTGCATCAGTTTCTGCGCCTGACGCAACGCTGCCGCTGCTTCGTGCGGCTCGCCCGATTTGGCAAGCGCCATGCACTTGCGAATCTTTGCTATTGCTGTTTCCTTATTCATGTTTCCCTCTGTTAGCTGCTCATCAGTACCGGGCCGCTACGCCGGGTAGACCGTATCAGGCAATACCTGATACGGTTTCGCTTTGTTGTTATTCGTTTTTTGGGATAGATTTGCTATCGGCGAATTTTTCTTGAATGATCTGCGATGCCTTGAGGACCTCCATCTGGATTTGCACGTGCTCACCTGTGATGCGATAGGCAATGTCGCGGGTAAATGCCGGCTCCACCAGCACAGCCGTGCCCATCATCAAAGCCACTACCCGCAGCCCGGTATCGGCTGGAAGCAGAAAATATTGAAAGCCAATGCGTACGCAGCACATTTGTTTAACGGATTTCGTTGCCATGGTTTCTCTGTTAATGGGTTGTCAGATACGATGGCTGTGCTGCCCAGCCAATCAGGTTGCCGCTGAAAGGCAGTCCGTACAGCGCCTGGTAATACGTAATCATCATTTCGCTGTCAGAAAAGCCATTCGCCTGAGCCAGTGATTCGACTTTGACGGCATCGAGCATTTCGCTGCCAAGCAGTACCTGCGCCAGCGTGCCGAAGGTTGGCAAGATGGTGATGGCGACCACGTATTCGCATACCTCGGTGCGCAACAGGCGACTGCCTGGTGTATTCCGACCTGTGTACAAGTACAGCAGGTCGCCGGGCTGCGGATCGCGGGCGTCGGACCGATAGGGGCGGATGGTATGCGGTATCCGGCCCAGTTCGATGAGTGGCGCCAGTTCCATCACGAAGTTAAGAATGGCGTTCATGCGCCATTTCCTACTTCTTGTTCAAACGGCTCAATCACAAAATCCTCAATGCCAGTTACCACCGATACCCCAGCCACGCCGGCAACGGCTTCCGGCTCGTTCAAGATAGCTTCTTTATTAACCTCTTCCTTGGCACGAACGAAGCGCCCCAGGCCCAGCCGTTTCAAGGTGTCGATCACGGCATCGGCGCCGCTGATACGGCAGGATGGTGGACGCTGCCGCCACAGCACTTGGCCGGTGATAAAGCTGGAGAATTTGACTTTGCCGCTATTGGTCAAGCTATCGCGGTTCGCTTCGCACCAGGTTTGCACGCCTTCTTGCATGGCTTTCAGGCGCTCCTGTTGCGGCTGTATCAGCGCCTGATATTTGTCAGTGATGACGGCAATTTCGTCATTCATGGCGGCCTGCAAGCGGAGCACATCGCGGCTGGCATCGCCGATCTGCCGGATGGTGGATGCAACATCATCCTGCGATTGCGCAACCCAGACCTGTGCTGCTGCTTTTAAACGTTGTTTGGTAGCCATTTTTAATCCTAATTTCTGTTGAGTTGATGAGGTGTTAAAGACGAATCAATTTAGTGCGCAGCGCTGTGCGCTTTCTGGCTAAGGCAGTCGTATATTTGTCATGCACGTGGCCGAGCAATTGCACTTCCAGATTCGCTTCAAACAGGCGGCCGTCAGCTTGTGCTTGACGGTCTTCAAGCCGTTGCAACTGGAATTCCAGCCAGAATTTTTTAACGCCCCTGATGCTGTTGCGAATGGCATTCATGCGACCTCCTTGATAAGTTGTATTTGCGGTGCGCCTACCTCGGGCAAGGGCAGTGTTACGGTGTCAATCACGCCGGCCTGCTGCGCCGGTTCGATGGCTTTCTTTCTGGACAAGGGTTTTACGTCCACCGTGACTGGCGCTGGTTTAACGCGTTTGTCGCATGCCTGGCATGCACGCCAGTGCTGCATCTCTCGCGGACTGTTGGTCGGCGGGTTTTCCCGGTAGGCATATTCCCGGCATTGCAGCCCGGTGATGCGATGCTCGGTGCTGTGGTACTCGCTAAGAAAAGGACATGCCACCATGCCGACGGTATTCATGACTTTTTCTGCGACATGGACGGTGCTGGCGCGACCGCTACCGTAAGCTCCACTGCCGTTCAATATTAGCGATATTGTTGGGCGCGATACTCCGACGCGTTTGGCAGTCTTAGTGACGCTGCCGGTCGCCGCCACATCGGCGCGCAGGATGTGAAACCATTCCGCCTCTGTATTAATGGCTGAAGTCATATTGCTTGCTCTCGTTTTGATCCAGCACCTTGTTAATCAACAGTTGCGGCACTGGCGGCAAGGGGCCGGTATCGCGCACCAACAAATAGCGCTTGGCACCGTTGGAAGTGAGCGATTGCGGCGCTTCGCGGCGCATGTCGGCCAGGTACCCGGCGCGAGCCAGGTAGCGCAGGTATTTTTGCAAGTTATTTGTTGCGCGCTGGGTTGTCGCATCATCGACGCCAGCATCCAGCAGCAGGCCGACCAGTTCCGGTACGCTGGCTTTGCGTCGAATGCGCAGGGTGCGCCAAGCACGGTCACGCAGGCTGTCGATACGTATCTTGGGCTTGCCGTGCGCCGTCTTGGGGCCGCTCATCAGTTTTGCACCTTCTTCCAGCGCTGTTTGTCCCAATGCTGTCAACAGGTAACAACCGGGTTTAATACTGGCGTCAGAGAATTTCTCACGCGCCAGGTAACCGTGCGTTTCCAGCTTGGCGCAAGCGTTGGCCACTTGCTTGCCAGAGAGGCCCGTGTGCTTAACAATGGCCGTGTGTTTCACGCAGCCACGCGGGCAGATCAGCGTTTTAACGGCGTCCATGACTAATTGTGATGTCCAGATCATCACTTACCTCCCTTCTTATGTTGGGCGTCATACATCTGAGTGGCAGGCGTGTCGATTTTTACATCGGCAATCGCCAGTGCCCCTTCCAATTTCTGATACGCCTGTTGTTCGCTGATATCAAACAGGCCGCGTGTCTTGAGTACGCTTGCCGCAAAGATAGCGGCGTCGACCAGTTCAGGGACACAAGAAAATTGCTTCGCCATGAACTCTTCCGGAACACCTTTAGCAACGACCTGTTCATAAGCGGTATTTGGAGCGGCCAAAATGGCGTAGCTAAAGGTATGTTTTCTGACAAACAAAGTACTCATCGCGCACCCCCTACACGTGGACGGCGTGCCTGCCATTCAATGCACAACTCAACGCCCTTGAAATTCTCGGCCGTGGCCTTGTTCAAGCCGTTGGTCCTGGCCACACGCTCGATGGTGGAAATGCCATTCATGACCAGGCGCATCTTGCCATCGCTCTGGCGCAACAGTTCGCGCACCAGGTCCGGCGCAATCTCGACCTCGGCCAGCTGCTTGCAAGTCAATTGCACATCCTGCTCGGTCAACCCCTGGAAATGCACGACCTGGGCAATGCGGCTGCTGATTTGCGGATAGCGGGCGATACGCGTTTCGATGGTTTCCATGCCGACCAGGACAACCAGGGTTTCCGTTAAATCGGAAATGTCGCGCACACACTCCAGAATGCTGGCAGTAGTGCGCACCGTGAATTCGGCCTCATCAATGATGATCGGCGTTTGCCGCGCACCGATGGCGCCGATGATGCGGGCCTGTATTTCGTGGTTCGTCGCATTGGTCGGGATGCGCAGGGTTTCCGCCATCTCCGACAACAGACCGCGCTTGGTCCAGGTTTCCTTGGCGCGCAGGTAGATGGCATTGGTGTCCACGGCAAAGCGATCGACGGTTTCACTTTTCCCCATACCGGCCGGGCCAGTGACCAGCAATAGCGATGCCTCGCGTGCGCCGCGCTGCTCAACCGCTTTAACGGCTTGCAGAAAGCGTGCATAGTTGCTGTTTTGAACAAAACCCTTCTTCATGTAGACTTCTCCTTAGTTACTTACGATGTAGCTGTCTTACCCGGCTGTCTGAGCGCGTCAACGCTCAGACAGCTACCTTAAAAATGTTCGTATGCCCGCCATTCCAGGCGATGTCCAATGCTTCAAAGCGTTCGCTAAGCGCGTCGTATATATCGCTGGCCACAAATTCCGTTAAAAACCGTTGGTCGGCATCTGTCCAGCCGTCACGGTGCTGCATCAGCCATTCGTAACGGTCGGAATCAATCATGAATACCGGACGGACATCAACCAGCTGCGCGTTACCTGATGCAGTCGGGGCGCTTTCCTCAACGGCGAGAGTGAGGCTGGCTGCGCTATCCAGATTTGCAGCCACTTGGGTATAGGCGGCATCCATGCCATTGACCACACGCAAACTGGCCAAGGTAGGACTTGGGTTGTTTTCCAGAACAAGCGGCGCGCCGTGCAGTTCCTCGTGCACCTCTGCCAGTTTGTTTTCCAGACGTGCTTCGCGACCCTTGGCGCGTTTGCGTGCGGCTTGTTCCACGAACGTTTCGGGGAAGTAGGCCCGCTTGTTTGCCTCGAAACCAGCGCTGCATACATAACGGCCTGCGTTGTCGTACACCCAAACGGTATTTGCGTTGTGGATGTCATAGGCAACCCGCACGATGTCGCCGTGGTATTCGGTCAATTCCTGAGCAAAATATTGATTGCCGAACAAACGCAGTTCGCCACGGACAGCTTTGACCTCACGCTGCGGCCGGAACAGGTCGCGTGCGTCTTCCTCGCCAATCCGGACCAACTGCGCGCCGTCGTCGATACCCTTTTGCCAGGCTTCGTCCGGCGTCATGTTCCGCTTGCGACCCAGGGTGGCGTCGAATAGCTTGGGCAGGCCGCGATGCGGGCGGGCATTGTATTTGCTGACCTGTTCGCTGCAATAGGCAATGAATGCGTTAAATGGCATCAACAGCTTGCTGGTCCCGATCAACTTGATGTCGCGGCGGGTCAGCTTGTGGACCTTTTGCTTGGCCTGGGCATCCATGCTAGCGCCGATATAGGTCGGCAATTCCTTGGCGGCACGTACCCAGACCGACTGGTGCGAACGCTCAATAATGCCGCGTGCCTGCGAGTTATAAGGGATGCTGTGCGTCATGGTGAAGCCTAGGCGGCTTTCCATGCCGACGCCGGGCTGACTCATCAAGGCATTTTTATAGCCGGAGCCATTGTCGACATAGAACAGCGCCGGAATACCGCCCACTTCGCAGGCATGACGCAAAGCGTCCAGTACGGCCAGACCGCTTTCTGCCAGGTCGACACTCCAGCCGACCTTCTTGCGTGTGGCCACGTCGATGACGGCGGTAATTTCCGGTCGGAATGCCTTGCCATGCGCCGGGTGCGCGACTTCGGCATCGAATGTATGGCCGTCCGCTGTATAGACTTCCCCAGGCCACAGCATGGAGCTGTCGCGCCGCACGAAAGGCTTGATATTTTTGATGTCGCGCGATCCCATCCGGCCGACCTGCTGCTCCACATTTCCCATCTTCGCCAGGAAGCGGCGGGCACGATGATACAAACTCTCTTTGTCCAAGCCATGTTTAACGGCGATTTGTTCGACCGCCCAGGACAGGCTCGGCTTCTGCGGCCGCATGTATTCGACCAGCAGGTCTTGCGCCCATACTGGAACACGCATGCTGGCGTGTTGATCTTTTGGAGCTAAGGCGTTGACGCTCTCTGATTTGAACGCAGCAAACCAGTCGTACATAGTTGAGCGCGACAGAGTGCGTTTCCCTTCACGGCCGGATCGGGCGTTTGCGACAGGCACAAGCAGCGCCAAGTGTTCCGGCAATGTGCCGTCCTGGGCCATGATGACTACCTTGGTTATGGCTTTCTCACGGCCAACGATGGCGGCAATGCGTTCAACTTCGCGCAAAAGAGCCGCGCGGGCTTCGGCGGTGCGCCTTTGCCAATCTTTTAACGCACCGACTTGAGCCAGTCCATGCCCAGTGACCCCATATACCCGCCCTTGCGATGGACGCGCCATCTCGTTGAGTGCAGGCTGCGCCGGTTGATCGTTGCCAGGTAATAAGGTGACAGACCGAAGTCCGTTTTGTTGCTGATCCGCTCCAACCGAAAGTATCCCGGCGTGCTGGTTCTTGTCGTTGCATTGCGAACCATGCTGCCTGTTTTGATCCAACGTGCGAGCGTTTTGGCCCGTTGGCTGCGTGAGAAGAGCGGTTTTTTCATGCGATATCCCTATGATATTTTCTTGTTTAATAGAATTTTCCAATATTTGATCAAGCATGACTTTCTTGATCTCGGCCATGACCTCCGCGGTCGGCTGATATTCGCGGCGAACGCCGCCGCGACCACCTTTGGCCTTTACTTCGACAAAGGACCATTTCTCGCGGCCAATCTTTAAATCGATGGCGCGATAACTCTTCGGCAAGCAAGGGAGATCGAAGGCGACCAGTTCAGCAGTAGAGTAATGGAACTTAATCATGCGCCCCCCAGCATCTTTTCCAGTTGGTGCATGCGCTTCTTCACATCGTCGCTGATTGCTTTCAGCTTGCCGTATTCAGCGTTTAACGCATCACGACCGATTGACAGGCGCGCACCGCGACGGTCAGCTAGCCAAGCGGACATGGAATGTGATTGGCAGGCCGATTCAGCGGCCGGCACCAGGTAGAAAGGCATGTTGTACGCGTCGCGGCCTTCCGATGTCCAGGCGTCCAACATGTATTTGCTAACTTTATGCCCACTCAAACGGGACATTTCCTCGGCAATTCTGAGCCTGCCTATGCCGGACTCTGCAAACATGGCACCAACTAGGGTAGCGACTTCGCTGCCGTAATTCATGCTAGCGGGAGTTGCTGCTGGAGCTTGCGGCACCATGAACATATCGTCGGTGAACACATCGCGGTAACGTTTGGTGGCCATGTCTAGACACCCTTTGTTACATTGATATTGCAGTCATGACTGCATTCCTTGATACTATTCGCAGGTATTTTTTTTGCTTGGGCAAGGCACTTTTTTTGCTGCTTCCCAGCACGTTTTGCGTAGCGCGACGGCCAGATTTGTGCCGGAGCGACACCAATGGCCTTAGCAATAATGTTTTCTGCTTTAAGCCAGGGGCGCTGGATAGCTACTGACAAGGCGGTAGGAAAAAGGTCGTTGTCCTTGGCAAGCTGCCGAAGACTTGTGCCACTTATACGTAATTGGGCAATTATGATTGCCGGATGCCAGTCTTTTTTATCGTTTAGTTTCATTTACAGCGCAATGTTTATCATTTAGACATGGCTGCATGTTAAACGCATTTCGGTATTTTTATTGGAAATAATACCTATTTCCATACTTAAATTAATAGATAAAAACTAAAATGTATATTAATCAAATACTTAGGAAGTATGGAAATCAGTTTTGTTTTCGTTTTTTGAGTTCGGAACTACCAAGATGAGTATGGAAATGCATTCCGATATTTTCCAAACCCGTCTAAAGGCAGCTATCGCACCGGAAAACCTTAAGCAGTGGTGTGCCCGTGTAGACATTCCTCTATCAACGATCACAGGCGCGGCACAGCGTAAAGCCGTTCCGACCGGTTCCACATTGCTTGAAGTGTCTAAGGCGACTGGCTGCTCTATTGATTGGCTGCTTGGCTTGACCGACCAACAGCATGTTTTGGCGGCTCCCTCTCTCGACGTACCGGTAATTGGCTGCCATAAGCCATCGCTGGCAGCTGAGGATTGGTCTGATTTCGTTCAGGTGCCAATGTATGCAGTCAAGGCGTCTGCTGGCCACGGCGCTTTTGTCGACCAGGAAAAAGTGAAATACCATTTAGCCTTCCGGCGTGAGTTCATCACGATGGAATTACAGATAGCGCATAACAAACTCTATTGTGTCGAGGTTGATGGTATTAGCATGGAACCGGTGCTTCGCCACAGCCACCCAGCATTGATTGAGGTCTTTGAGGATCAGGCGCTTAGGGAAGGCCCGCATTTGCTTCTGCTAGAAGGCGCATTGCTGCTGAAAAACTTGCAGCGGTTGCCGGGTGGTCGCCTGCGCATATGGTCTGAGAACCAGTCTACAAACGCTTATCAGCCGATTGAGCTAGATTGGCCGCCTCGCGATGGCGTTGATTTTAAGATTCTTGGTCGTGTTCGCTGGTCAGATCGAATTTTCTGA